AATTAATTTTAGTTATCATGGCAAATTTTTATATACTTTACATACAAATCCGAATTGGATTATTCAACATAAAATATCGACGGACTAATAAAGAAATAATATCTTTTGATTAACAATAATAAATAGTATAAACTAAAAGGTTATAAAGATGGTATCGAGAGCAAGAAATTTAGCAAAGCAAAACCTAAAGATAAGGATAATTTAAATGGCCGTCAATTTTCCAGATAGTCCATCAGATAATCAAGTATTTCAAACTGGTGGTAGATCATACAAATATAATACCGCTTCGGGGGTTTGGAAAATAGTTTCTAGTGCGACATCTGCCACAGATATTTCTGATTTGACAGATACAACTAATGTTATTCCAGACGATATTTCTGATTTGACAGATACAACCAGTCTTCTTTTTGATAGACAATATTCAAGTCTTAGTGGACAACCAACAATTCCAACAGATATTTCTGATTTAACAGATACTGGCTCTGCCCTTAGTTCTGGCGTTACTGTTCATGCAACTCAGTCTATAATGATAGGCACATCTCCAGATGCAGGAACACTTCATTTCGTATCAGCTGATAGTAGTTTATATGTAAAAAACTCTTCTGGTTGGTATAGATTGGCACAAATTTCAAATGTTACTCCTACAATCACTAACTTAACTCACACTACAAATGGAACTACAGAAACTATTGCTAATGCCACATCGTTTACACTTACGCCGGGGCAAAATACCGTAATAACTCTAACTGCGACAGATCCAGATTTTGGCCAAACTTTATATTATGATGCAGTTCTGACTTCAGGAACTTTAAGTAGTGTTTCTTCTAGCATGACACAGGGTAGTGGATCGGATATAAACAAATTTACATTAGTTCCAAATACAACTGGAACTGGGCGTAATACAATAACATATAGGTTTGATGTAACTGATGGAATAGGAACTGCTCAAAGAACTGCCAGTTTCGAAATTGCATTTATAGATTGGACTGCTACAACACAATCGCAGCTTATAGGACAATCGACAACTGATATTGATACTGGCACAGATGGATTTCCAAGGTTTGGAACTAGCGTAGCGATGAAAGGAAATACTTTCGTCGCTGTTGCATGGATGGTGACCGTAGATAGCGTTGCCAATGTTGGTGCTTTATATATTTACGAAAAGAGTGGCGGTACTTGGACATATACACAAACATTAAAGCCAACATCTGGAGTTGCTCGGATCGCAGGGCAGGCGGGTACTTCACCAACTCCATCACAGTCTGCTTATATAGGAAGCAGTGAATCTTCTTTTGGGGGGCGTCCTCTTCATATGAGCGAAGATACTATTGTAGTTGGCGCACCCAGACAGTCTAATGGGGGTGCTGTATATGTATATGTAAAAGGAACTGATAATATTTGGGCCCAGCAGGCATATATAGTGCCGGATGAAATAATGGGCACAAATGACGCCTTCGGCGAGTCAGTCTACATAGACAAAGATACATTAATAGTTGGGGCCCCGGGCAAGACTGGAACCACATTCAATTCTACCAATTCGGATCATTCTGGAGCAGCATATATATTTACAAGAGATGGTACTCAATGGACCCAAAGACGTAAACTCTGGCAACGTTATGGGTATAGTTCCAACAATCAATTTGGCAAAACGGTTTGTATTAGGCAGTTGGGCTCAACTCATTCTCAAACAAATGACATTTTTGCTGTCTCTGCGCCGTGGGATGATACTGGGTCGACCAATGAAGGTAAAATAGAGGTACATAGATTGAGTGTAGATAATTATGGAGACAATCCTTCCGATTGGAGCGCTGACCTTCAGCCGCCGGGCGATACGGGGCAACGAAACGGACAATATCCATTTGAAATTACTCCAGATGGCAGAAAAATAATATTTAGTGGTACTGCCGGAACTGCCGCGCCAGGAAAAGCATGGTATTTCACTAGAGCATCAGACAGTTCAGATTATTGGAGTTATCAGGGGCAGATACTTCCCTCAAGCGCCGCCAGCAACGCTGATTTTGGATCATTTATAACATATGATAATGGAATATTAGCAATTGGAGCAACATCAGATACGGCACCGGCCGGCGCAACCGCCAATGCCGGTACAGTGTACATTTTTAAAGAAAATGAAAATGGTTCATTTACAGAACAGGCAAAAATCGGAGCGAATGCGCCGGTTGGGGGCGAAGAATTTGGTTGTTCAATTGGGTTGGATGCAACCATAAATGATACCCTAGTTGTTGGGATGTACGATATGGATGATGGCGAAGTATATATATTTGAGGCAGGATAATTAATTATAAATAATACTAAAAAGGATTTACAATGGCGGATAGCAATCTAAATACATCAATCGCATCATTAAAAACCGAGCTTCTGAATTCTATTCCCACTGCGACCGTAGACGAATTAGTAAGTATCGCAAGGTCTGCGAAGGGTATGAATCTTGGAGAAGATGCTGCATTAGAGCAAGCAATAGATTCTAGAGTAAATACTCTATCAGCAACTGCAACCAATGATGAGATTGCAAAACTTGCAACAGTTGTGAAACAATTTTTAAATCCTGCTGCGATTACTGTAACAAACTTTACATCAGTAACTGGAGATTTAATTCCAGATACTAATGAAGCATATGATTTAGGTAGCACATCTAATAGATTCAAAGACTTGTATATCAGCGGAAATACAATGTTCTTGGGAGACACTAAGATACAAGATGATGGAACAGAACTTAAATTCTTAGACTCATCAGATAATCCAAGAAAAATGAAAGCCAAAGAGATTGATCTGGACGATGGTTCTGGAAAGATTCGGTTAAAAAGAAATGCACAGGGTAAGTTAGATTTTAGAACAATAGATAATTCTGGAAATGATACTGGTGCAGTATCAACAGAATCTTCTGGAGCAACTGTTGCTGCATACTCATTAATGTCAGAATTACCACTTACTGGAGTTGCTGCAGGAGCGCAGGCATTTGTATCCGAAAATAATAAATTGTTCTTATGGACAGGAACTGGTTGGTATAATATTGCACTAGTCAATCAAACCCCATCTGCAATCTCTGGAGCAAATGCAACATATGATCTTGCAATTGATGGAACTCCCACTGTTGTAACTTTGAATGCAACCGATCCAGAAGGAATTCCTCTCACATGGAGTTATCAGGTAACAACTGGCGCATTAGGTTCCACAGCAACGGTGGCACAAGCAGATAATGTATTCACCATCACACCAAGTACAACAGAAGCTAATGCTGGAACATTCACTCTGACATTCTCAGCATCTGATGGCGTAAATCAATCTGTTTCGAGTAGTGATTTTTCATTGTCATTTGGGCCGGCACCAGCTGGTGTGCTATTCACAACTGAGGGAACTCATACATGGACTGTGCCAGATGGCGTAACTAGTATTTGCGCTGTATGTGTTGGCGGTGGCGCTGGCGGCGAGAAGAAATCCGGCGCTTTCAACAACGACCCTGCAGGCGCCGGCGGCGGAGGCGGGGGCTTAGGTTGGAAAAATAATATATCAGTAACACCAGGCCAATCTATAACTGTTATTGTTGGCACGGGCGGGAGGCAAAATAATGCTGGATCAGGTTCCAATGTCCAAGTTAGTGGTGCGATAGTAGTGCAAGGCAGCCGTGGGCTTTCGGGGTCTTCAGGTACTCCATTGGGTGGAGGTTTTATTGGAGATGGTGGAGGCACAGGGGGTACTGCTGCTCAGGGTGGGTCGCAAAATTCCTCTGCCAGCGGGCGCGGAGGCGGGGGCGGTGGTGCTGGTGGATATAGTGGAAATGGTGGTGATGCGGGCCAGAACGGCGCAGGCGGCGGTGGTGGCGGCGGAAACCCCCTAACAAACAACAATGCTTACTACGGCGTCGGCGGTGGCGGGGTTGGTGTTTATGGTGAGGGCTCAAGTGGTGTGAAGAAAACAGGCTTCTTGAGTGATGATTCTACTTTAGCTAATCAAAATGGTTCTAACGGGCCCGGAACTAGACCATTAGGAACTGCTTTTGAAGGCGGATACTATGGTGGCGGTGGATCTGGAAACCATTACAGCGCTTCGCCCGCTGGATGGACGCTTACAGACAACATAAATTCAGCGAGAGGTGGCGGAGGAGCGGTTCGTATCGTTTGGGGAAATGGAAGATCTTTCCCATCAACCAATGTAGATCAGGCATCTTCGACAGCAGGCGAAACAACAGTATAAGGAAGTACCATGGCAGATAGTGATTTATCCACATCAATCTCAGCACTCAAAACTAAGATTGTGAATGGTATTCCAAGCGCAAATGTAAATGAATTAGTTTCTCTTGCAAGAGCAGTAAAGGCATTAAATCTTGGAGAAGACAAGTCTTTAGAAGATGCAATCAATGCAAGAGCAAATGCGTTGATTGGTTCTGCATCAGCCGATGATGTCGCAAGACTTGCAGGAGCAATCAAACAAGTCCTAAATCCTGCTTCAATTACAGTCACAACTCTTTCCACAATCACTGGAGATTTGATACCAGATCAAAATATTGTACATGATTTAGGTTCATCTACAAATAGATTCAAAGATTTGCATCTAAGCGGAAATACTGCTGTTATCGGAGATAGTAAAATATCCGATGATGGTACTGGTATTGATATCAGAGATACTTCTGGAAATCCAAGAACTATTAAAGCAAAAGAAGTAACTATTGATGATGGAACAGGAAATCCTATTAAAATGAAAAGAGGTGCTGGAAACACAATTCAGTTTCTAGATAGTTCTGATAATTCTATTGAGACACAAGAACAAGCTTCAGCACCAGCAATGAGCGCATATAATCTATTATCACAATTACCCACATCAGGAGTGAATACTGGAACACAAGCATATGTTGCAGAGAACAATAAATTATATTTGTTTAATGGAACAGGTTGGTATAATATTGCATTGATAAGCAATCCAATCACAGCAGTTACTGGAAATGCAGCAACATATGAACTCGACAATCAAGGTTCTCCCACAACAATCACTCTTTCAAGTTCGGATCCAGATGGAATTCCTTTGCAATGGAGTCATCAAGTTACATCAGGATCTTTGGGTGGAACTACGATCACTAATGTAAACAATGTATTTACGATAACACCATCTACTAATAATTCTGATGCTGGTGAGTTTACTGTATCTTTCATTGCAACCAATGGAGAAAATCAAGAAACTTCTCCAAGTTCGTTTACTCTTTTCTTTTCTCCGTTTAATTTATCGACAACTATATCTCCATCAACACTGACTACTGGTTTTGAAATGAATAAATATCGTACCAATGCAATTTCGGACGATGGTATCGTTTTGGCAACAACACACCAAAAGGATACAGGTGCTACAAACGAGCGTGAAGTAATTCTAACAGTGTGGAGAAAAGATGTAAATGGAGATTTTCAAGAAGAATATACAAGTAATTTAAGAACAGATCCAACTATCGGCACAAACAAGATAGATGGGATAAGAGCTTTATCCATATCAGGAGATGGAAATTATATTGCAATAATTGGTTACGATAGTCCTCAATATAATCCTGAAAGCAATCTTACCATTTTTAAATACACAGGCACAACTTGGAATATAGAAAGGCATTGGCAAAATCTGGGAACGAACAATGGCGCGAGAATGGGCTCATTCACATCTATTTCATTTTCAGAAGATGGAAAAATAATACTAATGGGCGAAATAAATACTCCTGCCTCAACTAGCTCTGGATTTTTCAATACGGGCGGAAGTTTATATACTCAATACTCTAACTATGATAATTGTGGATCTGCAATATGGATCGGGGGAGGGGATAGTTTTAATGGTAGTTCGTATGACCATATAAACAATGCAATAGACTGGACAGGAACTAATCACAACCTGATGAATGGGTTTTTCCGTCGTTCTGCTGTTGGACCGAATGCCTTGCCAAGGGATGGAGCACCCGATCAATTTACTAATATGGGATTGCAGATGCGCTCCAATACAAAGGCAAGATTCGGCGAACATGTACAACTTTTAGGGCCAAATGGACAGTTTTCTTTAATTTCATGTGCTAGCGATAACCGTTTAAATTCTAGTTCGACAAATGTTGGTGCATTAATTCTTTGTTCAAGACCCTCATCTGGTAATGGACAATATTCATATATTTCTACTTTAAGAGTAAGTCAATTAAAAAGGTTCCCGTTTTTTCATGGCGGTTTCGATGGAACTAATTTACATGTTCTAATTTCTGGAGCAGGTTCTCAATCCAAGGCCTGGTATTATAAATCAACGGATTCTGGAGCATCTTGGACTTTAATGAAAGAATTTACATCTGCCGATGCTGGTGGCATAAGTGGGTTTGGCTATTGGGCAAGTTCGGGTTTTGGTTGGATGGGACTCCACATAAACCACGCCGGAACTCGTATTGCAATTGGAGGCCTTGAGTCTGTTTCATTTTTTAGTGGCTCAGATTCTACGTGGACATTAGAAGATACTATTCAACACCCTACGGATACAAATTTTGGCTATGATGGAATCGTAATTCCAAATGGCGGGAACGGATGGGAAAACGCAACATTTGCGATTAATTCTGTAGACTCTAATGGAGATAGACAGCTGAATGTTTATAAACATTCTACTTAAACAAAAGGTATAAATTAATTCACTTAGTAGTGGCAATGAAAACGCCGTTCCAATCTTCTGGTAGGTCTTGCGTTTTCATATACTCACATCGTTCAATCCACATTTCATAATATCCATCCATCTTTTTATCAAATTCTCCTGTCAATATGTTACACAATTCTATAGCTTTGTCAAACTGTTTGTTTCTATAAAACTTCAACATATTTCTATGAATTTTTAAAAATTTATCCCAATTGCTCTTGACATCATCTAAAACAGTGTATATACTAATCCCTATGGATTTACCTTTTACTGCTAGATCATCTAGTTTCAGATAAAAGAAATCATCTTTAGTCTTCTCATAGGTTGCCTCCCCAATCAGTAAGACCATTCCATATTCTTTACATTTACTTTCTATTCTTGCTGCAGTTGATACACTGTCTCCAAGAACATCATAAGAATGTCTCTGAGTACTTCCCATCTCTCCAAGATATCCCAATCCAGTATTAATACCTGCTCCCATACCAACTGGAGGCCTACCCTCTGCAGTAATTTTATCATTAAATTTCTCTACGGCCTTCAGCATATCCAACGCACATTGAACTGCAGTGTGTGGATGGTTAGGGTCGTCTATAGGAGCGTTATGTACATGCATCGACGCATCACCAATATATTTGATTACCATACCATCAGCATCAAGTATAGGTTGTGTTATGGCATCCATATAGCCATTCATAATCTTTGTCAAACCCTTTACATCGTCACCAAATGATTCTCCTAATGGAGTAAATCCGCGTAAATCTGAGAAACATATACTGATCTCTTTCTTCATGCCGTCTTTGATGAGTGATGGATTTTCTTGTAACATACGAACAACTGTCGGAGAAGCATAGCCAGCAAATTGCTTTTTAATTGCCTGTTTCTCTAAAAACTCACTAATAAACTTAACTGAGTACCTAAAAGTTCCTAAAAGAAGTAATAAGAAAGAGATAGTTAGGCCATCTATTAGGAGGCCATACTGTGCGAATCCGTAGACTGAACCACCTACAAACCCTGTCAATGTTAATAAGAAGAAGCCTAATCCAATATAAGTCCATCTTGACAGCGCGATCAATAGAACACCGGCAACAACTAGTGCAGCAAGTTCCCCCCAAGCTTTAGCGTCTGGATGTCTTGATATATTAGAATCATTGAATGTGGTTCCCAACATTGCAGCTTGCATCTCGTGGGGCCAGACTCCACCTTTCGCAGTTGAAATTGGTTGTGTAATTCCCCCAGCAGTAACACCCACAAATACTACTGCGCCGTTTAAATCTTCTGGTAGATCTACCGCACTTGCGGTTTTATATCCTTGCGACCAATCTATCCAGATTTCTCCAAGTGCATTTGTCTGAATAATTCCAAACTGTGGTATTCTAAGTTTATCAACACCTAGTGGAGATAGTTTGATTTGAAATGATGGATCTCCAGCAATAACTCTCATAACTTCCATAGTCACATTTGGATACAGAATACCATTACTTTCGAATACTAGGGGAGCTCTTCTTGTAACACCATCTATCTCTGGATATGTGTCTGCAATTCCTGTGCCAACAGCGTTAGTTTCGAGGACATTAATATTAGTTGTGATCCCAGATATACTTGGGATAAGATGCATATAGTCACTATTGATAATTCCAGCGCCAGGGTTATACGGTTCATTTTTATTTTCCTCAGTTCCTATCATGGTCAAAATAACTGGCACTTGAGTCAATGTCATAGATAAATCTGCATCTCCACCAAATCTATCTTCTTCACTCATCAACACATTCCAAACAACTAAACCAGCACCCCTGTCATATAAATCTACAATTATATCAGAATAGTTTTCTCTTGGAAATGGCCATTGACCATACTTATTTATGGTATCCTCATCTATATTTATTGCGTAAATATTATTGTCTTGAACTGGTTGATTTATAATAAGCGTGTCAAAGTATCTTAATCTAATACTTTCTATTAGAGATGGATTTATTGTGTATATCCATGTCAGACATATAAGTAATAAAACACTCCATATAGGCGAAAGTAAAACTTTTTTCATGGCAAGCTATCCTCAATTCTGTGTAACTGTTACTGTACAACCGTTAGAGGCTACACACGAGCCAGTTAAACTATAACTCCTATGTGTTGTACTTGTATTCTGATTAGTAGTTACACTATATGCGCCTCCATTGTTTGTTAAATCTAGTTCTAAATTGGCACTGCCAGTTCCTCTTTGGTCACTGGCAATACTGTGCCCATCACCAGTTAAAACTATGTCTGCCCATTTTTGTCCACCGTTTCCTCTTTGTAATAACAACACGTTGTTGCTATCTCCTTGTATTTCAATAAATCCTGTATGTCCTGCTTTACCCATTTGAGTATGTGATACATTATTACTATCACCATTTACAATGTTTGCCAAATGATGATGATCGCCACCACCGCCGTCTCTGTTTGTATCAGTTTGATAACTTTCAACATTGTTATTATCACCAGTCACAGTCCAGTATGCTTCGTGGTCACCAATTTCATCTAAGTCAATAGTGCCGTCATCGTGCATACCTTGACGAATAGTAATATCATTGGAGTCGCCGGTGCTATTAAAACTAATATAGTTGTCTTCGCTACGCTGTTGTACTTCCAAAGTAAGATCGTCACCAACTTGGCTGATATAAATTTCGTTACTACTGGACTTGGATGATATTAATAGTGTTGTTACCAACACCAAGGCGATAGTCATAAATCGTGTCATCTTGTTGCTCCATATTTATAATATACCCATATGATTGATTTAATTTTAAATCTAAGTAATGGGTTATAGAAGTATCTTCTCTCTGGACTCTCCAATTGGGATCTTGATTTTCTAAAGTTATTCTAGTTTTACTATCATAACCAAGAGTTCTTTCTGCAAAAAACTCTTCATTTTGTTTTTCCAGTTCATCTCTGAAAAGTTCTGCAAGGGCAATGTTTAGTTGGTCTAACATATCATGAAGTAATTCTTGGAGATATAAATCTGTATTATTTAGTTCAGTTGCCCAAATGTTTTTTATATCATCTACAAGTGCATCTTCATCCAATCCATCAAATTCTAAGAAGTCAATATCAAGAAATTCATACATCTTACGTGCTTTCTTAACAATTTCTTCCTCTTCTTCTAGATAGGGGGATTTTTTTCTAAGTATTAGAAGATTTGTTATATCTCCCTCTTCAAGCCCTAATAGTAGTGGTTTGAGTGGCGGAGTCCAAGATTGTTTGACAATTGTAGATTGAAATGCTTGATTCATTATGACAAATCCGTTATCATTCTCTACCATAATTTCTCCAGTCACACAACTACCAGAAATATCACAGCTAGGAAGTAGAGTAATCATTGTACCACCAATTTCATCTACAACCATAATAAAATCTGTACCTCTTACATTAATCTTTGCACTTGGGGTGCGAATATTTACTCTCTGTCTACTATTTTTTGCAATTTGACCACTAGCATATCTTACTGTACCCAGCGTTGCTTTCAGCCCTAAACTACCTCTACCAGTATTTGGATCGTATACAAAATCATCGATAAGAAGTCTTGCATGTTCAGTTATATCAACTCTAGTATCGTCTATAAAATCAATTCTCATTCTACCTTTTGCAGTAACTGCTGTGTCCATAGACTGAACGCCGACACCAGCACCACCATCGATAACCCGATTATCTCTTTCTAAAACTCCACTACCAGTAAAAGAACCGATTTCTCCAGCAGACCCAAATGCAATAGTTGGAAATAATAATACTAAACTAGTCAGATTGCGTAATATCGACATCATGTGAATCACCATTAAATGTTGCATCCACCATGTTATCATATATTCCGCTTTGCGTGACGTTATATGTACTACCGCCTCCAGTGATATTTAATGTGATTGTATGTCCATTTACATCTCCATTTCCATCTAAATCTAATGTAATAACATTACCTTCATCTGAGTTGACAGAAGTTGTTGCCAAGCTTGAAGAGTTATTAGAAACGACTGTCACATTCGCATCAGTACCATCTATATTATTGATAAATTGAGAATTGTCACCAGTAATGGTGAAGTTTGCAATTAGATCTTCCGAATCTGAAGTTTCGCCAATATAGATTTCAAATTCATTGTCATCACCATTTGTTGTGATATTCGCAGTTACAGTTTCACAATTTACACCAGATGTAGCATCACAGGTAAAATCCACAATATTACTGTCTCCAGTAAAAGCCCAAGTACCAGTATAATTGTTGCCATCGATTTCAATATCAATTTTATTAAAGTTTCCTGTTTGAGTGATACTGAAGGTCATCAAATCTCCTGTAAGACTTGCATCAGTAGTGCTATCACCAAATTCGTTGTTTTGTCCATCCTGTGTTATATCTAAGTCTAGATTATCACCACTCTGAGTAATATAAATATCATTTGCGAATGATGGAGCTCCAATAAATGTCAGAACCAATAGCATTGAAATTAAATATTTCAACATTATTTGTTTTCCTTTCCTTTAGTAGTTTTAAATTTCCATAATCCTTTATCAACACCTTCATAGACAAGTTCTATAATTCCCTGTTCGATAGCTGCACGAACTGCATAATTCACAGGTTCGTTTACTGAAAATCCTGCCTCTGTTTCTACAAGTTTAGTTCCTAGATCTAGAAATTTAAAAACATCCGCCCCTGATCTATAGCTTGCGATAGATTTTTCCGTGGCAATACTCATCAAAACTTTACCTGTATTAACGCTAACTAATCTCATAACTACAGTTACTGTATCTATTCTATATTCTGTTTGAGCGCCAACTCCAAGATAGCGGCCGCCGATACCACCAACAGCAGTATTACTATCATATCCTACAACCCCACCTTCTAATAACAATCCAGCAAAAATCATAGGTTTTAATGCTGTTGGGCCGGCTTCCCTGTCTTTTTCATATATTTCTCTAGTATTTCTTATCAATTGTCTTTCTTTGATAAGATTGTCCATTCCAACTCTCTCGACAACCTCAAACCATTTTGAATTGCCGACATCTTGCAATGCCTTAATCACCCAAACCTCTGAACCTTGTGTAACTGCAGAACTAAGGTTTGCAATGTTATCGCCAGGCTTTCGCTGCCCCGTCTTGTCCATAAATTGATACACTGCGATTGTTATCTTCTTTCCATCAATTGGTGGAACATCTTTCAATCTAGCATCAATAGGACTTTCTTGAATGGTTGGTGACTCGTCCAAATCATTCAACACATCCAATGACGGCATCATTGCACACCCACCAAGCGATAGAAGTAATGGTATTACATAATGTAGTTTCATTAGAATCCAAACTCTCCGCCGCCCGGCACAGTGATAGTTGTAACTGATCCATCTTCAGTAGTGATAGTCAGTGTTATTTCATCCGTAGTAGTATCTTTTTCCCAATTAATTGTAGATCCTTCAATTTCCGCTGTTCCTGTATTGGAACAGGTATCGATACAATCTGCAAACATAGAATCAACCATCTGTTTTGATAATTGAGCATAAATTCTAGATTCAATATTACGGATGAACTTATTAAGAGTAGAATTTTCTAGTTCTCTTTCAATTCTTGCAGCTTCAGATTCCGCTTCTTTTCTTATATCTTCTTTACGATTATGCCCCAACTGTTCTACGCTCAAAACATGAGTTGAATATCCATTTCCATAATGGAATGCTGGATTTTTAAATCCCCATGTCATCTCTGATGCGTTGATTGATATTGGCAAAAGTAAAAATACGGTAAATATAAAATATTTCATTTTTATTTTTCTTTCTGACTTTTAATTATCTGTTCTAATTCATCGTCTTTAGGAATTTCAGTTCCTTGCTGAGCGAGTATCATATTCAGTTTTGTATTAAGTCTTATAAGGTCATTATCCAACATACGCACTCTATCAATCAATCCAATTAATGTCAGGTGAGATTCTTCTATGACTGGATCGACTTCTTGAGTCACCCAATTCCAAATATAAAATATGAAATAGCCAAGGCCTAATGCTGCAATAATAGGAAATCCATATTGCCCGATTGCAGCAGCAATATCATATTCTTCCATTAATCTTTCGTAGCTCCGTTTTCATCCATAACTTTTACCAACCATCCATCATCATTAACTCTGAAAACATCTCCTGGCTTGTAAAGATAGTGTTCTTTGGAATTGCCTTGGCTGTCCAACCCCATAACCTCTCCTGGCCAATCACCCTTTACTTTCCAGTTTCTACCTGCTTGTTCTATTGCATATTCAATCCAAAGCATTTTCTGTTCCAATTCTCTCAAAAAATCCATTTGGGCCTACTTTATAAACATCGCCGATATTAAACTCTACGTCATCAATAACAAAAAATTTATCATCTGGATCTTTATTTGTCAAAATGCGAAAACCATTTTGAAATTTCATTAATAGTAAATCTTTCCACAACATGTTTAATCCTTTCTAGCATCCTGTTGTCCATCTGCCCTAGAAATTCGATTCAAGTCGGCGGGCAGTAATGGAATGTTGAATGAACGACACATCAATATATCTATTCTCAAAAGTTCGTTGTTCATCGTTTTTACTCTATTATCAAGAGACTTTACGAATCCTCTTTGGGTGCGGATATCGTCTAAGACACCAGCCAAGATGAATTTTAGTGTTAGAAAAACGAAAAAACCACCAGCAAGAGCTGATGCTATCGGGAAACCTACGTCACCTACTAAACTAAGAAAATCCATAATTATTCCTCTCTTCCCCTATTTATAAAAAAACAGAAAAAGAGAGGTTGAATTTACTTTTCTATGCCTTTAATTGTCCATATCATAGGAAATATTTCGGAAACAATTTCTGCACATTCTTTTGCAATTGTCATGTGTTCTTTTTGTGTTCCATGAGCGCTTCTTAATTCAATATAATGCAACCAACTACGCATACTACCTTTCATATATAATCTAGTCTTTGTCAATCCTTCTGGAAGTAAAACCCTAGCTTGTTCTTTTGCAATTCCACTTTCAATTGCCCATTCATACGCCTTTCGTGCAGTTTCAATAACACCAGATTGTCTTCTATTCCATTCTGCAATTAATTCCTGATGGCTGATATTTTGCACAAGACTTGGGTCAGTTTCAATTTCAATAGAATTCTGTCTATTTGTAGTGTCTTGCAATCTACACTCTCTCTTTACAAACATTTCTCCCATCTCTTTGGGCTCTGCATATCTTTGACTAAATTCTTGAAAAGAAAAACTGCGATGGCGAACCATTTGGTGTGCAATATCTCTGGTGGTTTCTATTTCCATTGTCACATCAACCATCTCTAATGGCGACCAATGTGCATGTTTGATTAAATATTTGATGAGTTTTTCACTTGTTTTTTTGTTTATTTGACTCGAAGGATTAGATACTTTGGCGCAATACGCTACCAAATCTTGTAATGTCTCCACGCCCTGTTCATCCAAATCTTCTGCAGATTTGGTATAACTAACTAACTTAACTTTTCCCAATACGATACTCCTATTCTAATCTATCGTGGTTTTCAACTTTTTCGTTTGTCCAGTTCTCAATTGTATCATTGAGGTTTGGCTTTTTTTTTACTTTGTCTTCCATCATATCCATACCATATGGCGGGATGGCTTGGTCTTTTTTAAAATCTTCTTCTGTCAGATGGGTTAGATTCTCTCCTTTATTGATTCCTCTATAATACCATATAGAAGACGAACTGGCAATAACTAAAAGTATCGCAAGTGGATCAAAAACAAAAATTAAGCAAAGAATTACAAATCTGACTGCATCTTCTAAAACATTTTCATCGACATCACTATAAAGAACTTCCGCAACATATTTTACTGGACCAACTTCTGCTTCAAATTTTCTCACTTCTTTTTCAAATTCGAATTTTATGTTATTCAAAACAGTAAGTTCTTCTTCTGATGTCAGTATGTTTTTCTTGATGTTTGAAATTCTAGCCTTGTCATCCTCATCCAAATCATCTAAACTTATTTGTTTTCTCAGTCTATCAATCAGATCATTACTCAATCTTCTCTCTTCACCTTGATTGTCACGTAATTCATTAATTCTTTGTCTAGCAGATGCAACAACTTCTTCTGCTTTCTGTTCCTCTTTTTCTCTAAATTCAGTAACTTTTTTAGCAGTGTTCCTTCCATATTGTCCATCTGGAGTAGTACCCACCAAAGTTTGTAAAGCTTTAATGTTTTCTTCTTCTAAATACCTGTCTATTAAATCTAGTTTCTTTGTAGATGATGTTATAATTTCATTCTGCTCATCTACAAGTCTTTGATAATTTCCAAGTGCATCTTCAATTCTCTGTTCTTCTTTTTCTATCTCTTTTGCAATATCTTTATTCTTAGAGACATTTGAATTTTCTATTTTTTCTATTTGATTTTCAAAATCAACAATATCCTCTTCCAGCCTGGTTATTCTTTTTTCGGTGATTTCTATTTGTGCAACATTCTCTTTTCCACTAGAAGTCTGTTCGATATGTGCCTTAGATAGAAATCCAAATATTCCAAGACTGGTTATTAACATAAGTACTACGACTGAAAATGTCAAGTATGTTTTAAGAAAAAAGTTGACTCTTTTCCAATTGTGTGATAACCATGCAGCAGTTAAGACCTTGGCAACTTCCAAAACAGATGCCATAACAATGACAGGGATTACTGCCGCGGCAAAGATTGTAATCAGGCCTGCAATAGAATAATATGCGGCAACTACGGATAAAGCAATCGCAACCATTAATAAAGTTATAGATAGTATCATTTAGTTCTCCACTAAAAATATTAGTATGTTTTATTTATATAAATAGAACGAACATATTATAAAGGTAACTCATGGCCATAACATTTCCAGCAAGTCCTGTGAATGGACAAACTCATACAGAAAATGGACAAATCTTTGTTTTTGATTCGACCAGAGGATATTGGTTGCTTAAAAAACAAGATCAGATTGTTGCTTCTACATCTCGTTCTACATTTGTTGCGACAGCAGGACAAACGGTTCATACTGTAAATTACGATCCATCAGCTTCTGTGATTGTGTCTGTTAACGGCGTGATGTTAAACCCACAGGATATAACATCAACAAACGGAACATCAATAATTTTTGATACTGCGCTAGCACTTTCAGATGAAGTCGATATTGTTTTTCATCAACCAACAGCATCAAATCTAATAAGACAAGATATCTCAGATCCGATGGCGACTGAATCTTATGTACAGACATATGTTACAAATAATAGCAGTGTTGGGGTAACAACTGTTGCGGATATGGCTGCATTGATTGCACTAACAGGTATGGCTAATGGCGACCAAGCACTCGTTACTGCAAACAATAATTTATTTATATATTCTGGTTCTGGTTGGTATAAGATTGCAACTGTACAGAATGATTCTCCTAGTGCAATCACTGGTGTCTCTGGCACTTATGAACTTGCAGTAGATGGTACTGCGACAGTTATAACTGCAGTGTCTACAGATCCAGAAGGATTTCCTCTTACATGGAGTTATTCTGCAAGTGGAATTGGTAGTATCGCTACGGTGAGCCAATCCGATAATGTATTTACGATAACACCAAGCACTACTGAAGCTGATGCTGGAACATTCACTTTAACCATCAATGCAACAGATGGTGTTAATGGTGCAGTAAGTACATCTACAAACTTAACTCTAGAATTTATTGTTATAGTTACAAACAGCAGATATACTACTTTATTAGCGACAGCAACTGGTACTTCCGATAATAATAACATCACCGATAGTTCAACAAACAATCATACAATTACAGTAAACGGCGATGCCCACTCGGGTACGTTCAGTCCCTATCGGAGTGGGGGTTATTCTACTTATTTTGATGGTAGTGGAGATTATATTGATACAGGTTTAAACAATGTAGCAACCGATTTTACATTTGAGTGTTGGGTCAATACTACAGTTGGCGGAATGTTAATGGCAAGATACCAGAGCGGATCGGCGCTAGATGGTTTTATCATTGATTCAACTAGCGGTTTCCCTGTTATTCAAATTAATACAAATGCTAATAATCTCAATGGAACCGTAAATTTAAAAGATGGTAAATGGCACCATTTAGCATTTGTAAGAGATAGTAATGTTTGTAAAATATTTGTAGACGGTATTTTAGATGTAAGTCAAACAGATTCAGAGGCTATGCAAGTAAACGCAAACTGGATAATAGGTAGACATGGAAATAATGCATCAGTTTACTATGGTGGATATATTAGAGATTTAAGATGGGCTGCGGGTACTGTAAGATATACTAGTAATTTTACTCCACCCACAGAACCACTTACAACTTTATCTGGAGATAACCTTTTTACTTGTCATCTTCCTTATATTGTAGATGGGTCGTCAACACCTTATACAATGACAGCATATGGCAATGTAGCTACAAAACCATTTAGCCCATATGATTACATTAAATACTCTGCAACAGATCACGGTGGGTCTTTGCACTTTAACGGAACTAATTCTGCAGTAGAAATTGCAGACAATGATGATTTTGATTTCGGTACGGGCGATTTAACAATTGAATGTTGGGTATATCCAGAAGTAACTGGAAATAATTATCCTGGCTTCTTAGGAACTACGGCGGGATGGGGTAGTGTTGCGGCTTCAGGTATGCGTTTTGATAATCTTGGAGATAGTAAATTTCAAATGTCTTGGTATGGCCCAGGCGATCCGTTCTTAGAAACTCAGTCAACGTATAAACATAATCAATGGTATCATTTTGTTGTTACGAGAACAGGCGGCAGCACTTGGAGAATGTTTGTTAATGGTATCTTAGAGGATACTGGAACCAATAGTACGGCTTATGATATTTCTATTGGAGGTCACAATTTACAAGTTGGAGGAAAAACTTGGGATGGCGGAAATGGGTGGTTTAAAGGTAACGTAGCTGATCTAAGACTAACTAAAGGATCCGTAGTAACTGAATACCAAACATCTAGTACAACAACTGGAACTCGGATATTTACTCCTAGAACTACACCGATTACTTCATCAGGATCAGAATTGCACATTAAAGGCACAGATGCTTCGATCATAGATAAATCTCAAAGTTCTAATCTAAAACTTGTTGGTAACACTACTGGTTCAACCACTCAAGTTAAGTTTGCTGATACTAAGTCAATGTATTTTGATGGAACTGGAGATTACATTGAAGGTCCGACTATAAGTGATTTAAATATTGGTACTGGCGATTTTACTGTAGAATGTTGGCTTTACGAAACTACTACCAACACTAATATAGGTATATGGGATGGCCGAGCAAATGGAACTACCACAGATGGCTTTACTTTTACTAGAATTGGCACTGACACATTTAGAGTTTGGTCTGGTAGTGCTTTAATAACTACTGGCTCTTTTACTATTCAAAATACTTGGAATCATTGCGCCTTAGTAAGAAATAGTGGTACATTAACAATATACATAAACGGCACTTCTAGTGGCACACCTGTATCTAACTCTACTAATTTTAGTAGCTCTGGAACATTTATAATTGGCGCGGGGCGGCATAGTACTGGTTCAAATCCTACTGCTTTTATCACTGGCTTTATTCAAGATTTAAGGGTAAACAATTATGCTCGTTACACCGCAAACTTTACACCACCAACAGCACCACTAGAAGGTTAACTTTTTAAATTATAAATAGTCATATAAAATAAGAGGTATGACTAATGGCCACAGTAACATCTAGAACCGACTTCAAAGCTTATTGTCTCAGAAAGTTGGGTTCTCCTGTAATTCAAATTAATGTAGCAGACGAGCAAGTTGAAGATAGAATTGATGATGCGCTAGAGTATTATCAAGACTATCATTATGATGCGGTTGAGGATACATATTTGGCTCATGAAATAACTCAAACAGATATGGATAACAAATATATAACTATCAGTAATAATATTATTGGTATCAAACAAGTTATTCCACTTTTTCACGCAGATAATACTTCTGGTAATATGTTCGACATTAGATATCAATTATTTTTAAATGATGTGTATGACTTACAAAGTGCGGAAATGCTCACCTATCAATTGACACAAGACCATTTACAGATGGTAAATGAAATAATTACTGGCAGAGTACCGATTAGGTATAATAGGCATGTCAATAAACTTCACTTAGATATCGATTGGGGCGAGGCGTTGAGTGTTGGAGAAAATATTATCATAGAAGTCACTAGAGTCATAAATCCAGACACATATACGGATGTGTGGAATGATAGATGGTTGAAGAGATATGCAACGGCCCTAGTTAAAAAACAGTGGGGTGAAAATTTAACAAAATATGAGGGCGTAGAATTGCCTGGCGGTATCACTTTTAATGGTGGTAGAATTTTAGATGAGGCAAATGCGGAAATCGAAAAATTAGAAGAAGAAATGTCACTGTCATATGAACTTCCAGTAGATATCATGATTGGATAATCGATGGCTACTAATCCATACATAAATACTATAAATTTTGCACCAGAACAAGATTTGATCGGAAATCTTGTAATAGAATCTATCCAGATGCATGGTCAGGATTTTATATACGTTCCTAGAGAAATTATAAGTGAAGATACAATATTTAACGAAGACAATCTTAGTTCATTCACAGAAACACATACTATAGAGATGCATATCGAAAGTGTTAATGGGTTTGAAGGTGAAGGAGATATGCTTTCTAAATTTGGTTTAGAAGTCAGAGATCAAGTTGTCACGATGGTATCTATATCAAGATTTCTCACAGTAACTGGAAAAGAACGCCCATTGGTCGGTGATTTGCTTTATTTTCCAATCACGGATAAAGTATTCGAAATAAAATTTGTCGAAGATGAAGTACCATTCTTCCAGCTAGGAAAGATGCATGTATATCAAATCACCTCTGAATTATTCTCATGGTCACATGAAACAGTTAATACTGGAATAACAGAAATTGATAATAACTTTACCACATCATCTCCAGCAGTTGAAGATCCAACAATAGATAATGCTCCAGATCCAGATAGTGGACTAGTTCCATTGTCTCCAACAACAGTTGACGGTGTAATAGATTTCACTAAAACAAATCCATTCAGTGAGGATTATTGATGTTAGGAAATGCATATTTTTACAGAAACACAATCAGAAATTATGTAATTGCATTTGGTTCTATGTTTAATGACATAGATATCAAAAAGACAGATGCAAACGATAATGTTTTGTCTGTAATTAGAGTGCCGGTTGCTTATGGCCCTACAGAAAAATATCTATCAAGAATTAACAAAGTTACAACGGCAGGCGAGCCTGCTATTGTTTTACCTAGAATGAGTTTTGAAATTTCTGGGTTTAATTATGCTGCAGATCGAAAGCTTCCCAAAACTCAGAAAATGCATAAACAAAATACAACAGACACGGATAAAAAGAATGTAGTATACAATCCTGTGCCATATGATATTGGATTTAGTTTGTCTATTATGACTAAAAACGCAGACGATTCGATGCAGATTATAGAACAAATTTTACCATATTTCACCCCAACCTTTATGATACCAATCAAAGAGGCAAATGAATTAGGAGTGGTTAGAGATACCGCATTATCATTGGAGTCGGTTGACTATTCAGATGATTATGAGGGAGACTATACCTCTAGAAGAGCATTAATTTGGACTTTACAATTTAATATGGCTGGACATTTATATGGACTGCCACGAGAACAGAAGTTAATCAGAACCGCTGTAACCAATGTCAAAGACTTAGAAGTTGAAACACAGCAATTCACAAAAAATACAATTACTACAAATCCTTCTGATGCATTAGCAACAGACAATTTTAGTTTCATCAACACTTTTGATGAAAATTTTGGAGATGAATAATGAAAGAGCGTTTAAATGATAAATTGAGTGATTTTTTGAAAATAGAAAATAAAATAGAAGAAACCTCTAAAGAAATTATACAAAAACAAAAAACTAATATAGAAGAAGTAAAGCATTCGGAAATTAGAAAACAAGATTTAGTAGATGATTATACTGAACATAGAGAAACTTTGAAAGAGTTAGTAAACCAAGGACAAGAAGCACTTCAAAATCTTTTGTTATTGGCCAAGGAAAGTGAACATCCTAGAGCTTATGAAGTTACAGGACAACTATTAAAAACTACAGCAGATTTAACTAAGGATTTAATAGAACTACAAGTGACTATGAATAAGATTGAAAACTCTAAAGATGGCGGAAAGCCCCAGAAGGTTGTGAATAATGCCATCTTAGTTGGTAGTACCAATGATTTACTAGAACAACTCAAAGGAAAGAATAGAGAAAAATCTGATGAGTGACATTTATCTGAATAACCCAAATCTAAAAGCTGCAGGGGTACAGATAGACTGGACTGAGGAGCAGGCACAAGAATATGTAAAGTGCATGGAAGACCCTGTATACTTTGTTAAAAAATATGTTAAGATCGTTAATGTTGATTTAGGACTTGTAAATTTTGAATTATATCCATTTCAAGAAAATATGATCGAGTCTTTTACCGACAATCGATTTACCATCTGTAAAATTGGTAGACAGTCTGGCAAATCTATTACATGTATTGCATTCTTTTTACATTATATCTTGTTTAACAAAGATGTATCTGTTGCATTGCTTGCAAACAAACTCGCAACTGCTAGAGAACTACTGAGTAGATTGCAGATGGCATACGAGCACCTACCTAAGTGGCTACAGCAGGGCGTTGTTACGTGGAACAAAGGTAATATTGAATTAGAGAATGGCGCTAAGGTTATGGCGGCCGCAACATCTTCTAGTGCAATTCGTGGTGGTTCATTTAATATTTTGTTCTTAGACGAATTCGCATTTGTTCCTAATGAAATGGCAGAAGAATTCTTTAACTCAGTATATCCTACAATTTCATCTGGACAATCTACAAAAGTTATTATTGTTTCTACTCCACAGGGTATGAACCACTTTTATAAGCTATGGGTCGACGCAGAAGAAGGTAGAAATACATACAATCCTATTTCAGTACACTGGAGCGAAGTTCCTGGCCGTGACGAAAAATGGAAACAGACAACAATCAAGAATACTAGCGCTGAACAGTTTCGACAAGAATTTGATACAGAATTTTTGGGAAGTACAAACACTCTAATTAATGTAACTAAACTCAAAAATATGCCATATAAAAATCCAAGAAAAGTTGCAGAGGACGGGAATTTAAAAATTTATGGATTTCCCAAGAAAGATGGTGTATATTTCCTGACAGTAGATGTTGCAAGAGGTAGAGGTGGAGACTATTCTGCTTTTTCCATTTTTGATGCCACGCAAGTTCCATATACACAAGTTGTTACATATAGATCAAATAACATTCCCCCAATGGTATATCCTACAATTATAAGAAGAATGGCACAAACCTATAACGAAGCATTCGTTCTAGTAGAAATTAATGATGTTGGCCAACAGATTAGTGATATCTTATATCATGAAATGGAATATGAAAATATCATAAGTATCAGCAGTGACACTAGAAAAGGACAAAGTATTTCTTCAGGATTTTCAGGAAAATCCACAACAATGGGAATTAGGACAACAAAATCAACCAAAAAAATTGGTTGTATGAATATGAAAAGTCTTATCGAAGAAGACAAATTAATTATTAAAGATTTTGAAACTATAAATGAATTAACATCTTTTATTTCTAAAGGTCATAAATATGAGGCAGAGGCTGGTAAATTTGATGATTTAGTTGATACGCTTATTTTATTTTCATGGATGACAACTGACAACTTTTTCAAAGAACTTTGTGATGTAGATACCAGAAAAGAAATATATGAAGAAAGATTAAAACATTTAGAAGAAAATATGTTACCGTTTGGGTTTATTACATCATCGAATGATACAGAAGTTTTTGTTGACGATGCTGGAGATGTGTGGACTGCTGATGGTATGAGTATGTCATGAATTAGGTATTTATGGTGAGTTTAGAATTTTTATAAATAAATAGAAAATAACTTTATAAATTAAATCGAAGGAGATAAAAAAATGGCATTCCAAGTAAGTCCTGGCGTTAACGTTTCTGAAATTGATGCATCAACAAGCGTTCCAGCCTTAGTCACTAATATCGGTGCTATGGTTGGGAGATTTTCTAAAGGCCCTATCGGGGAAATCGTAGAAGTCTCCAGCGAAGAGCAGTTGAAATCAATTTTTGGCGAGCCAAATGATACAAACTACAAATCTTGGTTCACTGCAGCCAATTTCTTAGCATACTCAGCCTCAATAAAAGTTGTAAGAGTTGCAAATAATACAGCAGTCAGTGACGCTAATAAAACATTAAATGCGGTATCTGGTAAAGTAACAGTTTCAGCCGCTGTAGCAGGAACACAAACATTAACAGGAACTGCAGAATCTTCTACAGCATTCTATGGTTCATCTGCACAAACAATAACTACTGCAGTTTCTGGAACTATGTCAGCATTTGACCTATTTCAAGGTGTTAACTCACAATACCTACTTCCAAGATTAGCAACCGATGGTTCTACACTAGTAACAACAAATGGAGCTGCAGCAGGAACTGATACAAATCTAAGAGATCTCGCTGCGTCAGATATCACAGTTTCAATCAGAGGTACAGGAGAAACTGGTGGTATATTACCAGCATCTCGTTGGTCACTTGGCGAATCTGGTAGTGCAAACGGCGGAACAACTAAGATTTCATTAGCTGATGAGATCGGTAATACTTCAAATTCCGGCCCATGGTATATACATTCAGATGCAAACAAGGCGTGGTCAACTACTGGAACACAATTCACAACTGGCGGTTTCTTTTCTCCACTATACACTAGACAAACAGATGCAAACGCTGCAGATTCTGGAGCAGGTGGAACTGGAGCATCACATGGACATTACTTCGAAAAATATGGAAGTCAGTTCGACGCATCAGCTATTGCTGGAAACACAATCACATTAACTAATGCAAGTCATGGACTAGCACAGGGTGATGTTGTAGTATACAAAGACTCTGGAACACCAGAGGCAACTGGACTTACTAATTCGACAACATACTATGTAAAAAGTGTTTCTGGTGCAGATGTTGTTCTTAGCGACACATATACATATTCAACAAATACTGGCGGAACAGATATTACAATGTCTGCTGGTTCAGAAACTGATCACAAACTATATAAAGTATTCTATATGCCAACGCTCTCAACAGTTGCGGTACATGAAGCAGCTACTGCGCCAGCAGATAGTGCAATTAGTTTGTTTGCAAACGACAATGATGAAGTTGTAATTAGTATTGCTCAACAGGCAGCATTCTTAGTATCTGAAGCTCCAGGCACATATGCAGTGACAAACTCATTAGTAACTGCAGTTTCTTCAGCTGATGGTGCTTATTCAGCGTCTGATTTTACAGTCGCTGCGAATAGCAATGTAATCACATTTACATCAAATCTACCGCTCACTGGTGAAACAGTAACAGTTACTGTTCCTGCTAGAAGATCCTTCACATTAAATCCAGCAGTAAATGTTTCTGGTGGACAGACATTAGAACTCGTAGATGCAGGCGGAACTACACTTTCAAGTGGAACTCACTATACCCTTGTTGGAAGTGGTTCGAGAGTAGAATTTGCTACTGCATCCATTCCAGCAGACGGTGCTGTTGTTACTGCAACTATCAGAAATGCAAATGCAAACTCATTTACTTTTGCAAACAATATGTATGTACCCAATGACACGCATTTCGAAGACAATGTTGGATTTGGAGCTGCTGCTGCAAATGGACATGAATTTGTTGCAAGAAATCCAGGCGCTTGGGCGAATGACTTAGTTATCTATTTAGTGGATGAGACATCATTTGATAGTCTTAAAACTGCACATCCGGCAGTTGCATCAGCACTAGCTGGTGCGCCGAGAGCAGGCGATGGCACAATCGATAACAGTGTAACATATCGCGCTGGAACACCTGATAATAAAAAATTATCACAAGGTGTTGCTATGGTTGTACAAAAAGTATATCCTGATGGTTCAGCACAAAATATTGAAGTATTAACAAATATGTCAAAAGCTTCAGATGGTAAAACTGAAAATGGAGCTCGTGTATATTATGTAGATTACATCAATACAAACTCTAAATATGTCCATATAATGAATCATCCGATTGCTGGTGGCGATTGGGGTGGATTGGTATCCACAAGAACTTTTGCCAAATTGTCGGAATCTGGAAATAGTGATGGAACAGAACTATTTGTTAGAAGACCAATGGGTAATGGACAAGAAGGTATCACACCTACTGTTGCACAATTCCAAGCAGGATTTGATCATTTTGCAGATGCAGAAAATGTAGATGTGGGTTTCATTCTACAGGGCGAAGCAGCAGATGTTGCTGAAAGTGATGACTCAGCACACGGTATTGTTTCTCATATCGTTGATCTTGCGGAAGGAAGAAAAGACGCTGTTGCATGTATTTCTCCTAGAGAGGTAGATGTGAGAGCAGATAGAGATGCCGGTTCAAGTGCAAATCAAATCGCATTCTTCAGCAATGTTACATCGAGCACATATGCATTCGCAGATTCAAACTATAAGTACATGAGCGATAAATATAACGATAAGTACAGATATGTACCATTTAATGCAGATACAGCAGGATTGATGGTAAGAAGCGAAAACGATAGAGATGCTTGGTATTCTCCAGCAGGATTTAATCGTGGAGTTTATAGAGGTGTAGTGAAAACTATGCAATCTCAGAATAAAGCTGATAGAGATGCATTATACACTGCAGCAATCAATCCAGTTGTAAGCTTCCCAGGCCAAGGAACTGTATTGTTTGGTGATAAAACTCTAACTCTCAATTCATCAGCATTCAGCAGAATTAATGTAAGAAGATTGTTTATCGTTCTAGAAAAATCAATTGCAACTTCAGCCAAGTTTACTTTATTCGAATTCAATGATGAGTTTACAAGATCGCAGTTTACAGCTTTGATTGAACCATTCTTGAGAGATGTACAAGGTAGAAGAGGAATATATGACTTTAAGGTTGTATGTGATGATACAAATAATACTGGTGAGGTTATCGATAGAAATGAATTCGTTGGAGATATCTTCATTCAGCCTGCAAGATCAATCAACTTCATTCAACTCAACTTTGTTGCAGTTCGTACTGGTGTTGATTTCAATGAAATTGTTGGTGCAGTTTAATATAAATAGATAAAAATAGGAGATAATAAATGGCATTCAACATAGAACAATTCAAATCAAACTTTGGAGATGGTGGGGCACGTCCTAACCTCTTCAAAGTGAGACTAAACTTTCCGAATACAGTCGGGCAGATTGCATCATCTGGTGCGTTTATGATTAGAGCAGCACAGATTCCTTCATCTACCATTGCACAGGTGGATGTACCATATTTTGGTAGACAGGTAAGAGTTGCTGGAAACAGAACATTCGAACCGTGGACAGTGACAGTATTAAATTCAGAAGATTTCGATGTCAGAAATGCACTCGAAAGATGGATGAATACTATTAATTCACACAGAAACAACAGTGGTGCTGCCACAACTGGTGAATATAAAGCAAACGCATATGTAGACCATTATGGTAAAAGCGGCGATGGTGCAAAGATTGCTGAATATGAATTTGTAGGATTGTTCCCAACAGAACTTTCTACTGTCGAATTGGCATGGGATTCTAACGATGTTATCGAAGAATTTACTTGTACATTCGCATTTGATTACTGGCAGCATGCCGGTGTCGTGACTACATAATTAACGTAAAAGTTATTGGAATTATAATATGGAAGTGAAATTATTTGGGTTTACCCTACTAAAAACGGCTGAAGAAAACAAAGAGCTTAAGTCATTCGTACCCCCTGAGAGTATGAATGACGATGGCTCTTTGACAGTTTCTTCAAATTTTTATTCTACATCATTCAATTTGGAAAACAATGCAAAAAGTGACCATGAACTTATTGATAGATATCGTGATATGTCTATCCACCCAGAAGTTGAAATTGCGTTAGACGATATTGTTTCGGAAGCAATTGTCAATGAAGCTGATGAAAATCCCGTAAAATTACTACTTAAAAATGTAAATCAATCTTCTGCAGTTAAAAAAGCATTGCAAGAAGAGTTCGATAATGTATTGCGTCTGTTAAATTTTAACAGAAATGGCTATGAAATTTTTAGAAGTTGGTACATTGACGGAAGACAATACTGGCATATCATTATTAATCCTAATAAGGTAAAAGATGGTATCCAAGAATTAAGAAGAATTGATCCTAGAAAGATCAAAAAAGTAAAACAAATCGAAAAAGACACCAAAACACAAGGAAAACTTGTGAAAAAGGTGAATGAATATTACATATATAATGAAAAAGGACTCTCCAATGGCGATAAAACTACTGGAATACCTATTTCACAAGATTCTATTGCACATGTCACTTCTGGACTTAAAGATGCAAAAAGACAATATGTAATTGGACATTTACACAAAGCAATTAAAGCTCTAAATCAATTACAAATGGTTGAAGACTCTGTAGTTATTTATAGATGGACTAGAGCACCAGAGAGAAGAGTTTTCTATATTGATGTCGGAAACCTTCCGAAGATGAAAGCAGAACAATATATTGCTGACATCATGAATAGATACAAAAATAAAGTTGCATATGATGCTGCAACTGGCGAAGTGAAAGATGATAGACGCCATATGTCAATGTTAGAAGACTTCTGGTTCCCTAGAAGAGAGGGTGGTAGAGGTACAGAGATCGAAACATTGCCTGGCGGATCGAACTTAGGTGAAATGGATGATGTACTATATTTTCAAAAGAAATTATATAAATCATTGAACGTTCCTATCTCTAGATTAGAACCAGAACAGTCTTTGGCATTGGGCCGAGCAACTGAGATAAATAGAGATGAATATAAATTTAATAGATTTATTGTAAGAATTAGAAATCAATTCTCCGAATTGTTTATGGATTTGTTGAAAAAACAAATGATTTTGAAAGGAATTATAACTCCAGAAGAATGGAAAACGATTTCACAAGAAATTATTTTCGATTTTACGCAAGATTCTTACTATTCTGAAATTAAAAATACTGAGATGATTAGAGACAGAGTTGCTCTATTATCTGAAATGACTGACTATATGGGTAAATATTACTCACACCAATGGGTACAAAGAAATATTTTGAAGTTCTCTGATGAAGAAATAAATGACATGCGAAAAGAAATTGTTGCAGAACAGAAAGATGAAATCTTTGGCCAAACTGAGAATGAAGAAGATGAGGACTTTTAAAAATGACTGAAGAGAATGAAAATATAAATAATAAGTATTTAGATATAGTGGATGATTCAATTCTGGGCCATGGCGCCACAGTTGCAGATAATATCAATGCTATTCTAAGAGATAAAATTGGAATCGAAATTGACGATTACAAAAAGGAATTTGCTAATGACATGTTCCATGGTGATGATGAAGAATATGAAATTGAAACTGCTGAATCCGAAGAAGGAATTGAATCTGATTCGGAGGAAGAAGAAACAGAAAACGAAGAGGCCTAAAAATGTTAAGTTTTAACGAATTTCTAGAAGAAGATCTTGACGAAGCAGTCAAGAGAAAAGTTGTTGTCCGTGGCGGCAAACGAAAAGTGAAATTCAAAACTAACAGAGATGGCTACAAAGTCGTTGGTAAAAAAGAAATTAGAATTAGTCCTACGGATGCAAAAAAGATGAGTATCAGAAATACCAAATCTGCTAGAAAAAGAAAAGGTAAAGTAAACATCTCAAATATTCGTAGGAAAAGATCTATGGTAAAAAGGACGGGCTTAGGATGAAACTAATTACAGAAGTAGTAGAAGACATTTTAGTAGAACAAAAAGGAAAAGACCTTTATATTGAGGGCGTTTTCTTGCAATCTAATATTCAAAACAGAAATGGTAGAGAATATCCTTCCGAAGTCATGGATAGAGAAGTACAAAGATATACTGAGAACTATATCGATAAGAACAGGGCGTTTGGTGAGTTAGGACACCCAGACGGTCCTTCAATAAATTTGGAAAGAGTTTCACATATGATCAAATCTCTCAAAAAAGAGGGAAACAATTATGTTGGTAAAGCCAAGATCATGACAGAGACTCCGTATGGTGCTATAGTGGCAAACCTAATTAAAGAGGGTGCATCTTTAGGTGTTTCTTCTAGGGGTATGGGTAGTGTGAAGCAGTCACAAGGTAAAAATGTCGTACAAGACGATTTCTATCTAGCAACTGCAGCCGATATTGTTGCAGACCCAAGCGCACCAGATGCGTTTGTAAACGGTATTATGGAAGGCAAAGAGTGGGTTTGGAATAACGGTGCAATTAAAGAGTTTGAGATATCTCAATACGAAAAACAATTGCAAGAGGCAAATAGAAAACAGATTGAAGAAGTTAAACTCAATCTTTTCAAAAATTTCATGTCAAAATTGTAAATATTATAAATAAATATAAATTAAACTCGTAGGAGAAATAAAAATGGAAAAAGTAGAAAATCAAGAGATTATCGAAGATACTGTTACCGATGAGACAACAGAAGTAGTAGAAGCAACTGAAGAGGTTGTAGAGACTGTAGAAACTGAAGAAGTTTCTGAAGAGACTGCTGAAGCTGTTGAAGAAGAAGTAGAAGTATCTGAGGAATCAGAAGAGTCTATGGAAGAAGCTAAAAAGGTTTCTGAAATGGATGATGAAGATGAAGAAGAGATGAATGCTTCTTATGATAAAAAGAAGAAGAAAATGAACGCTTCTTACAAAGTTAAAGCAGAAGACGTTGATGTTAAAGAAGACATCGATGCCATGCTACAAGGTCAAGACCTTTCCGAAGAATTCCAATCGCAAGTTACAACAATTTTTGAAGCAGCGGTAGTCACAAAAGTCAACGAAAAGTTGGAAGAAATTTATGCTGATTACGAAACTGAGCTTCAAGAAAACGTTGCAGAAATTCGTCAAGAATTATCTGAAAAAGTTGATGAGTATTTGTCATACGTTGCAAAAGAGTATGTTGCTGAAAACAAACTCGCAATTCAAACAGGTCTCAAACTAGATATCATGGAGAACTTTATGAATGGTCTGAAGAAGGTCTTTGAGGAAAACTATGTTGATGTTCCAGAAGAAAAAGTTGACTTGTATGGTGAAGCATTGACTTCATTAGACGAAAAAGAAAGCAAGTTGAACGAGCAATTTGAAAAGAATATCAAACTAACTAAAAAACTTGAAGAACTTGAGAAAGAAATTATCTTGAAAGATGTAACAGAAGGACTTACAGTTTCACAAAGTGAAAAAGTTCGTTCTTTGAGCGAAAGCCTTGAGTATACAACTCAAGAAGACATGATGAACAAAGTTACATTGATCAGAGACAACTATTTTCCATCTGAAACAATCGTAGAAAGCGTAGTACTTGATGAAAGTGCATTAGAAACTTCTGTAGAAGATTCGCCAGTGGTTCAAGAGGAAAATAAATTTCAATCTGTGATGGATATTTACGCTAAAGCACTAAATAGACCTAAAGATTAAAATTTTATAAATATAATAGAGATAACATAATTAAAATCTACTAAGGAGAAAAAAATGCACGACTTTAATGAAAATCATATTCAGGAGTTGAAAGAAAAGTGGAAGCCAGTGCTTGAGCATCCTGATCAAGCTGAAATTACTGATCCATACAGAAAAGCGGTAACTGCCGTTCTTTTGGAAAATACTGAAAACGCTACTCGTCAAGAAAACGCAATGGGCCGTGAGTCTATGAGTGTTCTTAACGAAGCACCAGCAAACGTTGCACCAACTGCAGCTGCATCTGGAAATCTTCAGTATTCTGACCCTGTTGTAATCTCAATGATTCGCAGAACAATGCCACAATTGATGGCATATGAACTCGTAGGCGTTCAGCCAATGACTGGCCCAACAGGCTTGATCTTTGCAATGCGCTCACGTTATACATCACAAACTGGTACAGAAGCATTCTTCAACGAAGCTAACACAGTACATTCTGGTGATGATGCTACATCACACGCTGGAACAGATCCATTTGCAGGCGCGGTTATTGCTTCTAACGCATTGGATGAGTCAGGTTCAACATATGCAACTGGTGGCCCAGGCTCAACAGCTGAGGGTGAAAAGTTGGGTGATGGTTCCGCGATGACTTCAGACGGACACTTCAACCAAATGGCATTCTCAATTGAGAGAGTTTCAGTAACTGCAAAAACCAGAGCGTTGAAAGCAGAATACACAATGGAACTTTCACAAGACTTGAAAGCTGTCCATGGTCTAGATGCAGAATCAGAATTGTCAACAATTCTTTCTACAGAGATCACTGCAGAAATCAACCGCGAAGTTCTTAGAACTCTTTATGCACAAGCAAAACTTGGCGCACAAACACAAGTAACAAACACAGGTATCTTTGACTTGACAACAGACGCAGACGGTCGTTGGTCAGTTGAGAAGTACAAAGGACTTATGTTCCACATCGAGCGTGAAGCAAACCTTATTGCTAAAGAAACACGTAGAGGAAAAGCGAACACAATCGTATGTTCTTCTGATGTTGCTTCAGCACTTGCAATGTCTGGTGTACTTGATTACAACCCACAAATGGATACAGCTTTGACTGTAGACGATACTGGCCAAACATTCGCTGGTGTACTTAACAAGAAATATAAAGTCTTCATCGACCCTTATTTCTCAGCAGCAGGCGCATATGACTTTGCAATGGTTGGCTATCGTGGTAATTCACCATACGATGCTGGTTATTTCTATTGCCCATATGTACCAATGCAAATGGTACGCGCTGTTGGCGAAAACACATTCCAACCAAAAATCGGTTTCAAAACACGCTACGGCATGGTTGCAAACCCATTTGCTGGTGGAGCACGTGCCAACCAGTATTACAGAATCTTTAGAGTGGACAACATCAACTCTATCTAATCTGCTAGATAACAATAATAATAAAAAACGCAGAAATTTGGGGGGTTTAATACCCCCCTTTTTTTATGACTAAATAGTAGGTAACAAGGAGAATATATTGTGGACGTAAGTACTCAAAATCCAAATTATCTAAACACCCAGACGTTTAGTTTTTCTACTAATACATGTCCATCTCTTACAGATTATGTTCAGTCTGTAAGCATTCCTGGCGTGACATTGGGAGAAGCCGCAGTAGAGACACCATTTGTAAAAAGACCAGAGCCAGGCGATAAACTGATATATTCAGTATTGTCTGTTGGATTTCTAGTAGACGAAGAAATGAAAAATTGGTTAGAAATTTACAATTGGCTTACTGCATTAGGATTTCCAGACAACTTTCAACAATATGGGAATTTTACCAATGCAAAACGACTTGCATTGACGGATGTGTTTTCAGATCTGATTCTACTCATATATAATAATCAATCGATACCTATCCTAAAATTTACATTTAAAGATGCATTTCCTATAGCAGTAGGAGATTTACCTCTTTCTTCTGCAGAGACAGGAAGTGTCGCACCTCTTTCTACTGCTGACTTTATGTACAGAAGTTATGATATTGAAACTTTATAATACTACGTGGAGAACATTATGGACGAAAAGTATTCGGTTAAACTGGCTGAATTGACTCAAGAATCTGAAAAAGATATAAAGATAGATTTTCTAAAATTAACAGAAGAACTCGCTCACAATCAAAACTTGATTGGGAAATGGATGACTTATCAGCAGGTTTGGGAAACAAAATATCAATTCTTAGATTTAGAGTATAGACAGTTATTGGCATCCAAGACAAAATACTATACTGGTAAAATGTCAGAAGATGAAATTATTTCCAAGGGTTGGGGAATAGAAGGTACTAAAATACTCAAGGCAGATCTCAATATTTGGGTAGATGATGATAATGATATGATTAAAGCAAAGAAGAAAATGTTAATATTGAAGCAAATCATTACTATAATTGATAAGACAATAGATATTCTGGTCGATCAGAAAAAATGGACAATCAAGAATTTCATAGACTATAAGAAGTGGCTTGAAGGAAATTAATGAGTAAATTTTATGTTTCTAAATTAAATGAAGTCTATGTGCAAGTAGACTCGCCAGAACTTTTTATGTTGAAAGAGCTTGTAGATTATTTTACATTCAAAGTGCCTGGCGCTGAATTTATGCCGTCGTATAAAAACAAATATTGGGATGGAAAGATTAGACTTTTCAATCCTATGAACTGCAAGTTATATCTAGGGCTAGTAAGTCAGTTAAAATTCTTCTGTGAAAAAAATGATTATGAAATAGTATATGATGAAGATTTAAAAGACCAAGAATTTACTCCAAAAGATTTAGAATCTTTGGCCAAGTATATAAATCCGCACAGTCAAGGCAAACCAATCTCTTATAGAGATTATCAACTAGACGCCATATATCACGCCATCAAAAAGAACAGAACTCTTTTGCTATCGCCCACAGCATCAGGCAAATCTTTAATCATATATACACTAGTTCGCTTTTATAATATGCACCCAGAAGTGAAAAACAAGAAAATATTAATAATCGTTCCTACAACATCACTAGTTGCTCAGATGTATGGCGACTTCAAAGATTATGGATGGAACGTAGAAAAATACTGTCATAAGATTTTTGCAGGGCAAGATAAACATTCAGATAAGAAAGTTATCATTTCCACGTGGCAGTCTATATACAAAATGCCAAGAGAATATTGGGATCAGTTTGGAGTAGTTATTGGAGATGAGTGTCATTTATTCAAAGCAAACTCTCTCAATAAAATTATGGACAGATTAACTGACTGCAGATTTAGATTCGGAACAACTGGAACATTAGATGGAACAAAGACGCACAAGCTTGTATTGACAGGAATGTTTGGCGAAGCAAAACAGGTTACATCTACTAGAAAGTTGATTGACAATAAAACTCTTGCCGATTTTAAGATTCAATGTTTAGTTTTAAAATATTCTGAAGAAACTTGCAAAGAAATTAAAAAGATGAAATATGCTGATGAGGTAGAATATATCGTCACTAATCCAAGGAGAAATGAATTTATTAAAAACTTGACATTAGACTTAAAAGGTAATACACTAGTACTTTACAATTTTGTAGAGAAACATGGAATTCCATTACATAAGTTAATATCAGATCACGCACAAGAAGGTAGAAAAGTTTTCTTCGTATCTGGTGGAGTTGATACAGAAACCAGAGAGGCAATCCGAGCCACAACAGAAACCGAAGACAATGCAATTATTGTCGCTTCATATGGAACCTTTTCAACAGGCATAAATATAAGGAACTTGCATAATGTTGTATTCACTTCTCCTTCTAAAAGTAGGATAAGAAACTTACAGTCTATTGGTAGAGGATTAAGAAAGGGAAATAACAAAACTTCAGCGATCTTATATGATATCGCAGATGATATGAGACATAAGAATTATATGAATTTTGCTATACGGCATTTTTATGAACGCATAAATATTTACAATGAAGAGAAGTTTTCTTTTAAAATTAATGAACTCAAACTTTACGGTTAGGAAAATACATGAACGACTTTAAACTTTTAAGACTTACAACAAAAGAAGTTATTATATGTAAAGCCTATGCGAATGAAAAAGATAAAAACAAAGTAGTATTGCACGACCCCTTTGAAATCAAATCGTTTATGAATCCCAGTACTGGAGATTTTAATTCTACACTAATAGATTGGTTGCAATATAGCTCAGATAGTTTCGTTGAGATTGAGGCGTTCAATGTCTTAACGATCAGCACTCCTGCTTCTGATATCATAGATCATTACGAAAAGATATTGAAAAGAAGAGAGGCTCTGCTCGAAGAGGGCGCAGAAGAATTCAATCAGACAAACGCTCCAGCCGCAACAGACATAGAAGAAGACGGAGAGTATTCTATTGAAGACATGATGAAGATGTTAGGTAATAATAAAGTATATCATTAAGGGTCCACATACCCATTGTAACAAAAGATTCGCACTCTGTCAATAAGAAAAAATAATTATTTTGTATTGACAGACAAATATTTTTATGATATTATCTATGTAATTGAATTGAGGAATTAATATGGCTAAAAAACCAACAAGAAATCACTATGTAGACAACAAAAAGTTGTTAGTAGAGATGACCAAGTATAAAGAGTCAGTAGAGACTGCAAAAGCATCAGATACAGAACGACCTAGAGTACCTAACTACATAGGGGAATGTATCATGAAGATTGCACAACATCTCTCATACAAACCCAATTTTATCAACTATACATATAAAGAAGAAATGATCTCAGATGGTATTGAGAATTGTCTTTTATACATTGATAATTTCAACCCAGAGAAATCTAAGAATCCATTTGCATATTTTACGCAGATTATCTATTATGCCTTCATCCGAAGGATACAGAAAGAGAAAAAGCAGACATATGTTAAGTATAAGGCCTTGGAGAATCAAGAACTGATTGACGAAATCATGCAAGGCCCTAACGGCACTCCTGTGAAGAATAATTTTATGGAATTCTTGCAGAGTAATATGGATGATTTTCTTGCAGATTTTGAAGAGACTCAACGAAAGAAAAAAGAGAAAGCAAAAGAGAAAAGAGACAACAAGGAACCTTCATGAAAATTGCCCTAATAACTGACACTCATTTTGGGGCAAGGGGAGACTCTGCTTTATTTCATGAGTATTTTATGAAATTCTATGATAATATCTTTTTTCCATATCTAGAAGAAAATGAAATAACCACTGTAATTCATCTTGGAGATGTTACTGATCGACGCAAGTTTATCAATTATAACATTTTGGATGGATTGAAGATTGGCTTTATAGAGAAGATGCGTAAGTATGACACTCATTTTATTGTTGGTAATCATGATGTGTATTATAAGAACACAAACCGTATTAACTCTATGGAACAGCTTTTCGGTGATGATTTCAAGGTTTATACAGAAGCCACTACTATTAATACTGGTGGGATTGATGTGTGTCTTGTTCCTTGGATAAATTCTGATAATTTAAACCAAACTACCAAACATCTGAAAAAAACAAAAGCAACTGTTGCTCTAGGACATCTGGAGTTGAATGGATTTGAAATGATGCGTGGTATCAAGTGTGAAGCTGGTATGGATATTAAATTGTTTAAGAAGTTTGATTTAACTTGTTCTGGACATTTTCATACAAAATCAAATCAAGGTAATATTCATTATTTGGGTTCTCCATATGAAATGTACTGGAATGACTGTAATGATGCCAAAGGATTTCATATTTTAGATACAGAAACTTTAGAACTAGACTTTATCAAGAATCCTCATCAATTGTTTCATAAAATCTTTTATGACGAAACTAGAGAATATAAACTTTCCTCATTTGCTAACAAATACATTAAAGTTGTCGTTACAAATAAAACAGATCAGTATAAGTTTGATGTGTTTGTGGATTCTTTATATAAGGCCGGCGTAGCAGATTTGTCCATTGTGGATGAAACTGATTTTGAGTTTGAAGAGCAAAGTGATGTGGATACTACAAAGGATACTATGTCTTTACTTACTAGTTACATCGACAATTATGAAATTGATGTAGATAAAAATAAATTGAAAAGCATTATGCAAGACTTGTATGTCTCTGCTATGCGAGGTGAATAATGATAGAATTTCAGACAATCAAGTGGAAGAATTTTCTTTCCACTGGTAATTACTTTACAGAAGTGCAGCTTAACAAATCATCATCTACATTGATTGTAGGTGAGAATGGTGCTGGTAAATCTACAATATTAGATGCATTGACATTTGGATTATTTGGAAAATCTTTTAGAAAGATCAACAAACCTCAGCTAGTCAACTCTATCAACAGTAAAGATACGGTAATTGAAATTACTTTTACTATTGGTAAAAAGAACTATCTTGTCCGCCGCGGAATCAAACCAAATATTTTTGAAATATGGGTAGATGGTAAGATGTTGGATCAAGACTCTA